CAACATGTCTTTGGCACCCTTGATAGAATTGCCAGATCTTGGGTCTAACTTACCAGTCTTTGGATCTCTCTTGCCGAATACTGACTTTACTATCTTCTTGCCTGGGCCATACATCACAGCGGCACCTGCAACAGTACCTGCTACTTTAGCAATTGCACCACCAGTCTCACCAACTTCCCCAAGAGACCATAAAGCTTCCTTGTTAAACTCCTCGATATTTTGTGTGCCCTGCAAGGTCTCATACTGCTTTTCCTCATTGATTACATCTTCTGCATAGGCTTTCTCAATTGAGATAGGGTCTGCTTTTATGCCTGCCATATCTCCTGCATTAAACATACTAGCAGCATAAGCTCTAGCCTTACCCTCAGGCTGACTTTGAATTACCTCTGCTTGATATGCAATCCTTTCTTGAACAGTCATCGACATGTTTTGATTGATGTCTGCAAGTTTCATGCCTAAGATCGATGGAAGGCCAATAGCCTGGCCCTTCATACTTTCTAATCTTAGTTGCTCATTTGCAGCAGATCCAGCATCGCTAAAGATTATGTTCCTGTCTGCAGCATTTTGTATGACAGAATCTACCTTAGCCTCAGGCACTAATCCACGGACTAGTTCTCTCCTAACTCCTACATAGTTCCCAACAGAATCAAAGCCAGCTTTCTTGGACTTAGACATGACATCGATGGCATCTTCATTTCCACCAGTGACTAGTTTGCCTACTTCTCCCAGTAACCTAGCTGCCCCTTCTGCTGCATTACCTAACTCTCGAATAGATTCTGTAGCTTCCTTAGCAGCAGCTTCCTCAATCAATCTTGCTCTCTTCTCTCCTTGAGATTCTTTAAGTTTCTTAAACTGCTTCTCTTCCATTCCTTCTTTGATGGCTTCCTCAATATCCTCAAGACCTTCAATATCTTCCCTGCTTCTTGGCCTATCACTTAGCGAGGATGATTTAGGAGGTGGCCCAACCATATCTGGATTAAAAGTAGTAGCTACTTCTTTCTCATCTACTGGCTTACTGAAAGATTCTGTCTGACCTTTGTTGGGTGGAGTGTCGTCATCACCTAACTCCTTAAACTCTAAATTATTTCGCAAATCTTGTAGCCCCCTCTGGTCTAATTGGTTTGCCATCTTTAAGGCAGCTAATCCAGCTTTCTTAAGATCTGATTGAATCTCGGGGTCTGCCTTAACTAACTTGTGGTATGTATCCCTCTTGTATTTATCTAGTGCGTAGAAGTGTACTTGCTCTTCTCCTGTAACAAGCATCTGCATTTGCATTTGGTCATGATAAGTATTAAGTGCGTCTTCTATAGTGTTGGAGGAAAGAAACTTAACCTCAAGCAATCCCTCACTCTTCCCCTCTTCATTGTATAACCTTCCATCAGGAGATATACCAAATCCCTCTAGTTCTCCTTTTCCTTCTTCGAAGAATCCCTCTGTCACGGTAAGACCTTTTCCTGGCCCGGATAAGAAACTATCTATAACTAACTTCTCACCTTTCTTACCATCTTTTGTATGTGCATTGCCTGCCCACTTCTTACTATGCCCAAGCCTCTCGCTTGCCAATCTAAGAGCTGTCTCTTCTACTCCTCTTTCCCCACTTAGGGTGCTGGCTGTGGAAGCTGTAATCTTACTTTTCCTCAGTTCCAGCCAGGCTTCTTCGTCTGTATCTTGGCTTGGTCTGTCTAGGGATTCAATCTTAGCAAGTTCTATATCTAGGTCTGTTACATTTTCTAGTGCAATTCTCTCAGCTTCTGGGTCTTTATCTTCATCTTCATATTCATCTTCTATGCCTTCCCTAGCCCTCTCAAGAAATATGTCTCTTTCAGAAAGTTGTGTCGCACCATACATCCCATCTCTGTCCGATCCCCTACCTCCTCTTGTGGGAAATACCTGCTGGCCCTCAACTTTCCCAGTACTGTGGTGGGTGATACCTACCTTATCTGCATCGACACTGGAGTCTCTTTCTATATCAAGAATAGCTGCTTCATTGAGTAGGTTCTGAGTCTCATCTTGTTCATCTCTAGGTCTTGCAAAACCTGACCTATGACCTTGCCCAACAGTTTCATCATATGTAGTTGGTGCCTCTTTGACAAGAAGCCTCCTGAGTTCTTCTACATCATGTTGGAAAGCATCACCAAGAAACTTTTGGGTTCTACTATGGCGTGCTTTCTCCTCTTTGGTGTATGGGGCTTCTCCCTTTCCCGGATGTTTTGGTTTGGGGAACAGAGAGTTGTTTAAGGAAGGGATAGATCTTAGTGCCTCAACTCTTTCCTCTTCACTGACATCTTCCTTAAATACTTTCCAACCCTTCTCATTCCTAACAAATCTTCCATCTTCTTTCTGGTACAAATCATCAAAGACAGATTCAGTAATTCTGTTAAATGCTGTGCCTTGTACACTAGGGTAGATACCTTGAGTGGGTACCAGCCCTAGTGTATCTAGCTCATTGGGTAGGGGTGCAATATTTTTGGATCCCTCCCAAAATGCACCTGTAAGTGCCCTTTTAATTATTTCTTTCTCGACACCCCCTCGGATCATATCTTCTGCTTCAGTGTCCCTGGCCAGGTCGTGAACATACCTGTCAGAAACTTTCTTAAGTAGCACTGGTATTCTAGCTAAGTCCTCATCTGCCTTTGCTTGCTTGTCTTCATCAAAGATATTTCCGGGTAGGGTTTTTCCTGGCCCTCTATCAAGGTACTCTCCAGCTGTGTTTTGCAACATAGACAGCATAGCTTTAATATCTTGAGGGTTCCTTGATGGATTAACTGACTCATCAATCTTTATTCTCTTGGCAAACACCTTCGGATCCATCTCAATTACTGAGGCAAACTCCTCAACTGCTGCTGCTGCATCTATTGAGTCTATACCGGGAACTTGGTTGCCAGAGAGAAGCTCTTTAAGTCCAGCCTGAGTTCCGTATGATACTCCATCAATTCTAATTAGTTGTAAGTCTGCTGCAACCATTGCTCCATACCGCTCATCAGTCGAGAGAGTTTTTTCTTCGCCTGAGATATTGCTTGCAAGTAGTTGGTCTGCAGCATCATTTTCATTTAGTATGTCACTTAATGGATCTTCACTAATCTCGAAGCCATCACTGAACTCGCCTTGATACTCACCATACTCATTGTACTCGTCCATACTTATTCCTTAAATTGGGCCTCCTAGCCCAGTCAAGGGTGGAGGTGTAGGTTTAGAGTATTCTTTGATCTCGATAATTTGATGTAGCATCTCTAAGTCGCTAATGGTGTATGTGCCATCTTGCAACTCTTTTAGTGTACATAGTGGAGGGTTTACTAGTAAAGGTCTTATCAAATACCCGTTAAGCTCTGGGTAGACTTCATTGTAGTCTACTGGCATTGTTGGGGTATCTTCTCCTGAGATTACTCTTCTGGGGAGCTTTCCTTTACTAAACCTAATTCGAAAAAATCTGAATACTGGCTGTGGACTACATGGGCAAATAACTCTGCTACGCCATGTAAGTTGCCTTGGAACATTTCATCAATTGTGTCTGCTGAGATCTTGTTCCCATCTATCCTAGCTTGGCAGATAAAGTGCCGCACAAGTGCTGAAGTAAGCATGTGGTCTTCACATTCCATAAGTGCTAGTATGACAGATGGGATGTTTAGGTATGCGATGTTAATTAAGTGGTCTGAGCCTAGGCACTTACCAGCTTGTGTTAAGTTTTCTAATGCTACATTCACTGGCCAGCTAGGTATAAAAATCTTGCGGCCATCTGTAAGTGTTGCTGAATAGTCTTTCATTGCGTTCTCCAATTATTGGTAGCCCACCGAAGTAGGCTACCTTGTCTTTACTCGCCTAGTTTAAATAAGTCTGCACCATCTTCACGATTGATAACAGTCTTCTCAAAGCTAATAACCCAAGTCACGACATTCATGTTCTGTCCTCGGGATAGTGCAGGGATTGCCAGAATAACTCCATTAGTCATAATAGCTTCATCTTTGCCCATGTTATCTCGAATGATGCCTTGGATGGGGTAAATCAATTGCCCATCTTTGTCTGCTTGAGATTGGAATTCATTTGCGTAGGTCTGCAGGACTTTGTTCTCTGGAGCATTCATCAGGACTGGGAAAGCTAAGTCACCTGCCCTGATACGTTGCATAGATACAACCATGTCACCATATGCACCAAACTGTGTGTTGGCAATAGGTGCTCTTCGGGCGAGGTTAATAAGGTTCTCACCTGTACCAAAACCTCGAACATCAAGGCGTTTGTATTCTCCAGCTAAATTAGGAATGTCTAACAAAAGATCTACATTTGCGAAACTGTATTGATAGATAGTAATATCCTCACATTGCCGTAATAGGGTTAACTAATGCAACTTCGGCATGTAGCTGCATTAGTTTAAAAGTTTCTTACTCTGTGAATCCACCGGTAATAGATACACCATGCATGGCACCTGCACCTGTCATCTCAAAACTTAGGCCATAGTACTGGCGCATGCTTTTATCAGAACTTGGGGTATCTTCCAAAGGCACTTGAGAGATTAAATAACCTTCAGGTAGGTATCGACCATCAGGCAAGTACCCTGGTGCACACAGGTTATTACGCACTGCAGCTTGCAATGAGCGATCTAAGGTACTAACGGTAGTGTTAATACCAGCTTGGGTGTATGGAATCTTGGTAGTTGATTGGTACAAGAGGTTAAACATATCAACTTCGATACGATTCTCTAGCCACAACAGTCCGTGGGTGGTATCTAGCCATGTGCCAGAGGACATCTTAGAGTCTGTAAAGGCATTGTTTGTCTTACCGATACGCACAACAGCAGATGCATTCTTACTACGAAGTGTTGCAAACTCCGAGGGTGTAAGATCTTCTGCAACAACAGTGGGCATCTGTTTCAGGTTAAGGGTAAGTGTACTTCCCTCAGCTGCAAAATTGACTGAAGCTGCCCTACCAAACACTGATGCTGAAGGGTAAGCTCCAACATCTTTGCTGAATGTAGTTAGAGTAAACCGCAGAGTCATTGACATAAGTACTGAGGCTACATCCGTATCGATGGCTGGGTTAAGTACTGCCAAGTCATTTGAGGTGTTACAGAAAATCTTCTTCGCACCCTCTGCCCAAGCTGCAATATCCCTAGTATTTGTGCCATCTGCACCACCAATTGCATCACGATATTTGGCTGCTGTCACTAGTCCAGTGAAGTCACGTCCCATACTTAGGCTAGCTGCCAAAGCATCAACTGGTGTTTCTGCAGCAATACCTTCAGAAATCTTGCCTTGATGTTGGGCAAAGCCTAAGGAGATTGCTGCATCACTTGTCCCTACACCTGTTGCACCTTCTGCAAATGTGATTGTAGAGGCTGCACCAGACACAAGAGACTTAATCTCTAGGCCATAAGTTCCGCTAATAACAGTACATAGTGCGCCACCATTTTCTGCATTGATCGCTATTTCTAATTCCGCTGCTACATCTCCCATATCCAAGGCAGCTTGAAGGTCTAGGTCATCAATTGCAATGTCCACGCCATCAATAGTAATATTGAAGTTGCCTGCTGAGATATTGTTTAGTTCAGAGATAGAATCGCTGCCTGCACCACTAATCAATGTGGCTGGTTGATCTGTCTCATAAACTGAGAGAACTACAAAGGTAGTTGGTGTTGGTGTCTGTGAGTAAAATGCAGTTGCAGCCTTATAAACCTCAGAAGTTGCACCCCAATCTCCACCTACACTTGCCAAACCTGTATAACTTCTTGATCGGACAGCTGGACTAATGCCTGCTTCATTTGTTAGGAAACCCAAGACTCCAAAGTCCCCACTTGCAGCCCCGGAAGGGGATACAGAGATAGAGGCATTTGCAAACTCAAAAATTTCAATTGCCATAGTTGTTCCTTGTTAATTAGTTAATTTGAACAGTGTTTAAGTACTCTATAAGATCCCCTTCTACATACGTAACCCCAACAGAGGCAGCGTTAATTGTATTAACTACCTCTTGATATACTCGGGTTACATACATCTCGACGGAGAAACCTTTACGGTACTCCCACTCTTTCTCCAACAATGCATCTTCAGTTGAGAGGGGATGGCAGGAGATAAAGCCATACCCAGTTTGAATCATCATGGCCTTCATAGCCTCTGAAGTCCAACCATGCATTATCTTGGAACTTGGTATCCCAGTAGTCTCTACTACACCTATCCTAAATCTTAACCTCGCTGGGCTATGTATTTGATAGGTCTTTTCTAGGGGTGTTTCTGATATTTCTATGTTGTTAGGAATCCCTACTTGATACTCTTCTAAGACTCTAATATGTGCAAACTCTCCCTTAGGTTTGTCTGCACTTTTCTGCCTAGCTGGGTACGAGAATCTAGGTATGCCCACCATAGTATCTACCATGTGCTGCATTACTAGCACATCAGCTTCATCTGGAGTCATTGGGTTTGATCCTCTGCCTTTTCAATAAGGTAAGAGTAGAACCCAAACTCTTCTTCATCAGATCTTTGGAGGATGTTGTATAGAACATTCTTGTGAATAATCTTATCTGTCAGATCTAATGCATACTTCTTAAGGACATAGACTGTCCTATAGTTGCTGAATCGCCTACCACCGTCTTCTGAATGTAGAGCTTCACCTTCATCATACTGGGAGAATCTATTTCCCACTGTATTAACTCCGTAAATGATTCTTTGTACTCTATTTCCCGGAATGACATGATTGTTTGCATCATAGGTGCTTGGGCTTATTGATAACCTAATCATAGGCACCATCATCTTTTTATTGAATGCCCTCTTCATTTGCATTGCCATAACTACACTCCGTAGATTCCAGCGAAACATTTCCTTCTATAGCTGATATATCTTTTGCCATAGGAGGTACTGTACATATCTTCTGCCGATGGACTAACATCTCCGATTGCATTCTTTATAACTACGTCATCAACTTCCTGATGTTTGGTGGGAGCTATTGATCCACTGTCACCTGCCTCAGTAGCTTCTGCAATGACTAGGAGATGGGCAGCATAATAAGCTTTTGCTACATCGTAAAAGCCTAACCACCTACCCTCCCTAGATCCCATAATAAGTGCAGCGTCATCCAAGAACATTTGGATTCTATCATCACTTACCTCAGCAAACTCAGGAAAACGAGCTTGGAAATCCGCCACACTAATCATAAGTTAACCTGCTGTTGGTTTTGGTTTTGGCTTCTTAGAAGCTTCATCTTCTGCGATTAATTGCTTAGCTGCCTCTAGTGCTGCAACTTTCTCAGCTTCAATTTCTTCTTCATTCTTCTCAACATCTTGGGTGACAACTAGGTTACCTGCCTTAATCATTGCGGCAGCAGAGCTTTTAAACTCTTCTTCCCACAATTTGTCATCAACTTCCAAGGTAGCTTCCCCAGGAACAGTCAGGTATTTCTTATCTGAGGAGCCTCGTGTTGATACTGCACCTACAGACAAGTTAGCTAATGTGTTGTTCTTGATTTTCATAATTTCTCCAATTTACCATGAAGCCCGAGTGTACGGACTGTTGATTTTACTTGCTCTATTCGTTCATCTTGCACTGCACTTCTTACTAAGATAGTCCCATACAATGCATCAAGTTTATCCAGTGCTCCCACTAACCTTCTATTTGATTCTGTGAATCTTTCGATCTGGCCTTCCACTTGCACAGTTCTTACAACATAACCTTGTAAGGCTACATTCTGTGTGCTCTGGGTAGTACTCATTACTTCCACAGTATCTTTAAGCTGCTTAATAGCCCCATTGTTAACCTCCGTCCTTACATAGAGAGTCAGTACTGCACTCCCCATAACAAAGATTAACCCTATGAGGCCAACAACATTATTCTTTATCCACTGCATGTTGTTGGCCCTTTAAGTTAGATGCCGTAGAAGTGCTGGAATGCTGCAGGACGAATCATTTCTAGGCCTGCAAAGCGACCATAACAATTGACTTCGAACTCTAAACCTTTGTACTGCACAGGAAGGTGCATGTAAGGGAAAGGTTCTCGGACTCGGGCATTGTCTGAACCTGAGGCACAGATAGTGAAACCTTGGTCAGAGCCACCAGTAGGATCGAATGCACCACCAGCACTATCGTAGATACCATCAAGCTCGTTAATGTCTTTAAAATCTTCTTTAGATTTAATAAACATGTTGTTGGCAATAAACCAATCCATGATAGACACATCAGAGTGAATGGAACGTGGGGTATTCATTAGGTATTGTTTCTTAGCAACACTAATTAAGATCTTGTCAGGTCGAAACAACTTCTTGGTGTCTGCATACATCTTAGCACACGCAGCTGTAAGATCTGCAATAACCTCATCAGGAGTTTTATCAACACCCCAAACAGGAGAGTTAGTACCGCCGGATGCGGGATCTACTGCAGTTTTAGATACAGTAAGTGCAGGTGCACCAGCTGGGCCACCATAAAGACCATGCAAGTTATTCTCGGGAGAACCAAACCAGATCAACTGATTAACTTTCTCTTCATAAGAACGCCTAGTTGCTTCGGCTTTACGAGCTTCCAAAGGCATACCAGTTACTTTGGCAGCAGCAAGTTCTTGACGAGAATAACCAAACGCATTACCTAAAGTCTTAACGCTGATTGAGTATTCCTTACCATCAATATCACCACGAGGCAGGTCTGTTGCCTTGCCAGCTATGATAGCAGTCTCACCACGCTTATCATAGCTGCGGTAAGTGATTGTATTAATTCCCTCACCACCCTCAGTATTTAGAGGAAAGCAGTTTCGACCCATAAGGTCTGGATACAATACATCGTAACTTTGAGCTTGGATGTACTCAAGTTGACGCTGGAAGAATACACCCTCATCATCACCAAGCAGCAGGCCTTGGTTGACTAAGCTCTCTACTGCATCGTTGATTACAAAGTCCACTTTTGGGAGGGCTTCGTTGACAACACCATCTTCATCTACTGCGAATACTTTTACTGTCTTGGACATTACTTTTCCTTATTTCTATTTAGTTCTGAGTTTAAGCTACAATATCAATTCGGGCTTTAATTACGTCACCGGCGATACCATCTTCATCTGCAGTGATGTTTACTGCAGCACTTTCGCCAGCTACAGTACCTGCACCAGCTGCACCACCTACAACAATGCCAGTGGCCTCTTCAATAACAAGTGATTCACCCATTGTTGCGGGATGGTCTCGGAGTTTAACGTACAAGTAACCTTGACGGATCAAAGAGACTGATTCAGTTTCACGGTATACAGTATCATTACCTGTAGAAGGTCGTGAACCTGCTTCATGATTGTACTCACGTTGAGTTAGTGCGAATACATTTGTAGTGTCTGTGGTGCCAATCTCTGTAGAACCTACAGCTACACCTCGTTCGACCGAGCCATCACGTTGGACAGCTTTACCAAAACCTACATCGCCACCAACTAAGATGCCAGTTTGAATAACACGGGGGCCACTATCAACTAGCTCACCCTCATAACCTTTTGCAGTGTAGATTTTAAAATCTTGAATAGGCATACATTCTTCCTTATTAAGTTACTTTGCCGCACTCTTGTTGCGGTCAATCATTTTCTGCCGAGAGGCAGCTACGGGGTCAACAGGTTTTGCATCAACTACAACATGTGATTCCTGTTGTTTGAAGATCTTGCCCATTGGGGTTTCACCTTTTGAGGAATCAACCAGGATCTCGAACATTGCATCAATAAATGCATCACTCTTTCCTGACAAATCTCTCTCTGGCATTTGGTCTAAAATGACCATTCTTTTAATATCTATTACAGGCTTGGAACCTAAGTCTCGCATGTCTGCAATCAATCTTGCATTTTCGATAACTTCACAGCGCTCGATAACACCTTCTTCTGCAGCAACTTGAGCATCTGCAAGTGCAGCTTTAAGTTTAGTAAATTCAACCACTTGGCTCT